GCGTCGTCAGCGTCGCCGTAGAGCGAAAGATAGCCGCTTTCGCTCAGAAACGGCCGATCCCAATCGAACGCCGTCAATTCGAAATGGAAGTCGCCGTCGGCGTGAACCACGACTCGGCATTTCTTGACCGTGATCAGAAACGTGCCGCTCTGACCCCATAGCGGCACTTGACCGGGTGCAGCCGCGAGCAATTTTGTCAACTGGGCATGGCCGGTCAACTCTTCGTCTTCGTCATCGTCTGGCATGGCGTCGCCGACGGCATAGAAGAGGCGATCGGCGAATTCGCTGGCCTGGGCTTCGTCGCCGCCGCGGATCGCAGCGTCATACTGCTTGAGCCAGGCGCGGCCTTGTTCGAGCCGTTCGGTGGGGTCGCCGGCGAGCTCGCGGTGGATGCGATAGCGCCGCTCGGTAGCGCTCGACGGCGGCAGAAAATCAAACCCCGGCTGAAACGCCTGGGCGGTTGCTGTTCTTCGACGCATTGTCGTCTCCATTGCAGATCGGGAAAGAGGCTTCCCGTGACGCGCGGGCGAGCCGCGCGTTTCGCCCTGGGTGCCAGCCGGGTCTCGTCAGACGGGGTAGCGTCACCATAATGGTTGTCTCCGCCGTGGGCGGATGACTCCGATTTGCCGCTCTTCGGCGGCATCACGCCAAGCCTGCAACAATGCTCGCAAGGTCAGGATGTCGAGAGCGTCGAGATCGAGGCGATATTCACGCCCCGTGGCGCTGCGGATTTCGCGCCGGATCGCGTCGATCAATTGTCGTTTTTCCATTCGAGTGCTCCATTGCAGAGGGGTATTCGCGCACCCGCAGATCGCGGGGCCATTCTTCTGGGTCGCCGCCGGCATAATGCACGGTCGACAACGACCGGTCACCATCACGGGCGATCGAACCCAATTGCTTCATAAACACCGGCACGGCGGCCGCCTGACAGCGCCGGATCATAAGTCGGGCCCAGGCGATATCAAACGATCGCGCTCGCTGCCGCGGTCGCCCGCTTTCGCCGCCGATCACTACCCAGCCCGTCCCCGTCGGGTCGCGATCGATCATCTCGAGCTGCGGCTCGACCGAGATCCACGGGACTTCGGTCGGCAGCCGGCTAAGCCACGGCACGCGTTCGTCCCAACGGCGCTGATCCTCGGCCGAGACGCCGAGCCAGATGCCGGGGTGCGCCGTCGTCGCGCCGATCTGCGCCAACAACCCAGCGAGATTGTCGGGTCGCTTGGTCAACACCTGGAAGACATGCCCACGGGCGCGTTGCGCCGCCGTCATCGCCTCCCAGATGCGGGCAAACCATTCGCGCGGCATGTCGTCGTGGGCCAGGTCGGACATGCTGTTGACGAAGATCATGCGCGGCCGCGCCCAGCGCATGGGTTGCGACAGCGCCGCTTCCCAGAAGCGCAATTCCCCAGTCCACACCGGGCCTCCCTTGGTGTTGCGCGTTAAACCGCGATATTTGGCGGACGCCGGCCCCCCAAAGCCGGCAATCCGTGCAGCTTCGCGCATCGCGTAACAATGCGTACACCCGGGCGAAATCACCGTGCATCCGACTGTCGGGTTCCACGTCGACTCGGTCCAGGCAATCGCGGTGTCGCGTGCCATGTGTTTCTCCCCCCGTTGACAAATTTGCTAAAAACCCCCAATATCCGCGCTGAAGACGTGAGTCTTCATTGCAGAACTGGGGGGCCGTCCCGATTGGGGCGGCCCCCACTTTTTACGCTGCCTCGTCAGAAGCGGTCTCGGGAAAGACTTCGCTGACTGACTTATCGCCCTCGCCGGGAACGACTTTATCCGGCGACAACACGGTTTCGACCTGGCGCCAATCGAGGCAGCGCGTGGCCGCCACTTCCGGCGTCAAACCGCCTTCCCACCAGCTGTCGAGCGGCACGCCGTCGGCGAGTTGGTGGATCGTCAAGCCGGCATTGTCACGCGACAACACGGCGTTGACATCGGCGAAGAATTTTGCCCTCGCCTTTTTCGCGGGCGCGCCCTTGAGCTTGGCTCGCTGGGCGACGCGCGTGGTGTCGCCGTCGTCTGTCGTTTCGGCCTCGTCCTCATCAAGCAATTGAGGCGATGGTGCCGGCGCAGGTAACGCGGTCTGAGGCTGCGTACGGGTTATCAACGTGTTGATCCGCTGATCGTAATCCTCGATCTTTTTTTGCAGCAGCCGATTGTTCGGCATTTTTTCGAGCCGCGCCATGGTGCGCGTGCGATTGGCCCGCAAAGCGCCAATTGTCCCGGTGATTGCCGGGTTCAATATGCGCGCTTGTTGCGGCGCCAACGCCTGATCTCTGAGCCCCATCACGGGCATCAACGCCAACACCGCCCCCGGGCATCCGGGGAACATAATCAACGTTGGCTTGTCATCGCCCGCGCCGAAGACCTGCACGGTCGGCGACTCGAGCAATTTCGCGAGATCAGCGACACCCTTGAGATAGGCCGCTTGATAGCCGGTACTTTCGAGGTCCAGTGTTTCGCGCGACGACAGATTGATGCTGGCGAACATGCCGTCGTAAGCCGGAAAGTCGCCTTCGACTGGGAACAGACGAAAGGTGACATTGTCGTGAGGATCCGACAACAACAGGCGCGGCGCGCCAGTCCCATACGAAATCACGGCGGAGTCGCCGCCGAGCTTTTCGATCATCATCAACTGTTCTCTGAACAGAGCGAGCGGCACCGTTATTCCCTTTCCGAGCCAACCGGGCAGCGTTGCTGACCCGCTTGGGATCGAATAGGCGAATAAGCGATGACCGTCGGTCGCGCTGACACGGACTTCGCCTTCGCGCGTGGCGATGTTGACGCCCTGGAGATTTTCCGGGACGTCTTTCTTGTCGCCGTTGACATCGGTGGTTTTGGCACCGGTGCAGCTGATCGCTGCCTTGAGCGCGAGCACGGGGATGGCGATCGGCTCAAGCGCCGCCACCGACTCCACGACCGCCTCCTCGACAACGTTCTCGGCAGCGCCGTTCGACGGCGCCACTTCGCGCGAAGTGCTTTTCTTGGTTCGCATAATGGGTCTCCATTGCAGGTATCGGGAAATTAGCTTCCCGTGACGCGCGGGCGAGCCGCGCGTTTCGGCCCGGTGCTACCGGGCCTCGTCAGACGGGTTTAGTGATGTAGTAATTGCGCGATTTGCGTTAATTGGCCGCTGATGTCGCCGAGCCGACCGTTCATGCTGACAATCATGCCAAGAACTGCGATCGTGGCGGCGGCATTCGCGCCGACCGCCCAAATCAACATTGTCAGCTTTCCTTCGACGCCGAGCAGCCGCTTTTCATAATCGGCAAGTTCTTCTGCGGCTTTGTCGGCTTTGTCGGTCGAAGCGCCAGCGTCCAGCAACGCATCGCGTAATGCGCCGAGTTGCAACGCCATGTTGCCTCCATTGTTGTCAGCCGAGATATAGCAACAATTCCTCGGCGCCGAACACCTGTTCGGCACCGCAGCTGTCGCACGTGTAGTTGCGAGCGTCGGGTTCGCAACCGTCGGCCTCTTCGCCGCAAATCAGGCAAAAGCCGGGGTTATCGAGTTCCGTCATCTCGCGTTCGACTGCCTCCATCACGCGTTCAGCGGTGATCGAAGCGTGCCACAGCTTGCGCGCTAGCATGACCGGCACTCCGGGTAGAGTTGCAGACGGGTCGAGCGCATCGCCGGCACGCCGTGGCGGCCGAATTGACGCCGCCAGGCAGCAAGTTCCTCGTTCGATACGGCAAAGCGGATCGAAGCCTCGGCGATCGACAACAAGTCGTAATCGATCGCCAGCAACAACACCGCTTTGCGTTGCGGCGACCAACGATCAGTGGCCATTGTTCGGGACCATGACGTTGAGCGCCAACTTGACGCCGGGGCGCTTGCACTCGACTGGCACTATCCCGTGGGTCGAGGCGATCAGCTTGGTTTTGCCGGTCTTCGACGTGACGCCGCGGGCGGTCAGATCGCAGGTGATTACGAGCTTGTCGCCCGTCACCTTGATCTCGACGTTTTCCATAAGGGTCTCCATTGCAGGTGGTACGGAATTGGACTTCCGCGACGTCCCGACTTGTGTCGGGACGTTTCGTCCCCTGTCACGGGGACTCGTCAGGCGGGGATTAATCCCAGGATCGGGATTTGCCGTAAGTGTCGCGGATGAGGATTTTCGTCCCGAAGTCGCGCGAACGCGCCTCGGTGGCGAAGGCCTGAACCTCCTTCTCGTCCTCGCATTGCGCGTGGTCGAGCAGTTCGAGCCCGTCACGGCTCAACACCGTGACTTGCCATTTGACCCTGCTGCCGCGTGGCGGCACATATTGGCGACGTGCCATGATGGTCTCCATTGCAGAAGTGCGGATTTTTTGTACCGCTACGCCCAGCTTGCGTTGGGCGTTTCGCTGGGGTCTCACCAGCTCTTCAGGCGGTTTGTGCTGCCAACGCGTCCTCGAGGGCCTTCTTGGCAACTGGGTTGGTGAACGTCGCGACGCGAGCCGCGAGCCGGGTCCGATTGGCCCGACGTGCAGCCTCGTGACGATCGCACGGGACGCTCGAACGCACGCGACGCGCCGGCGCATCGGCCAGTTGCGCGTCATAGTGCGCCAGCGCCTCAACAACCGCTGCTTTCGCGACGGCGTTGGTGAAGGTTTCGCCCTTCTGGGCCAGCCGGGTACGATTTGCGCGCACGGCTGCGAAGTGCATCACTGACTTTGTCATCGTGGACTCCATTGCAGAAAAGGGGTGCGGTCGAAAGTACCGCGACCAGCCTTGTGGCTGGTTTCGCCCGGATTTCACGGGCTCATCAGGCGGTTACGCGACAGTGATAACGACGTTGTCGCTGTCGCCGTTCGACCCGGTGTCGAGGTCATAGCGACCGACACGGATCAACGCGTCGAAGATGATTTCTTCGTCGTCGTCTAACATGTTGACGGCGATTACATCGAACAGCGGGGCTGTTTCGGACGAACCATCGGAGAAAGTCAGGCAGACGATCGTTGAACGGGTGATCATCGTGGGCTCCATTGCAGAGAGTTACCGCTACGCCCAGCAAGCGCTGGGCGTTTCGCCCGAATTTCACGGGCTCGTCAGGCGGCTTGTGACAGCGCGTCTTCGATCGCCTTGCGGGCGATTTCGTTGGTGAACTTCGAAGCGCGAACTGCGAGCCGGGTGCGATTTGCCTTGACAGCTGCGAGGTGCCGATCGCACGGGGTGGGCACATTGTGCAGCGCGTCGAAAATCGCGACCGCTTCGGAAATCGCCTTGCGTGCGACTTCGTTGGTGAACGAATTCGACTTGGCAGCCAGGCGGGTCCGGTTTGCGCGGATCGCAGCGATATGGCGGATCGTGTTGGTCATCGTGGGCTCCATTGCGATAGGGTTTCGGGTTGATTTCCCGTGAGCGCTTGTGCGCTTTCGTCCCGGCATCACCGGGCCTCGTCAGACGGGTTGCGATCAAGCGCGCGTCATTTCTGACGCGCGCTCGCTCGTTTCGTTTGCAAGTGGAGATCCTGCAATGAGCCGCGCTATCTGGCAGCGCGGGTGCATTCCTTCGATTTTGTCGTGTCCGAAACCCGAAGTGGGTCGCCTGTGGGGGGGCCTGCCGGGGAGCTTCAGGCGCTAGTGCGCGCTTTCGAGCTTTCCTACCCGATCCCGATCCGTCAGCCCGGGGAATGATATGGTTGGCTGACTTTGCAATCCTTCGAAGCTGGGTCGCGCCTGGATTGCTTCGCGCGTCCCTTGGAAGTCTTGTTTCGTTTCGCGTTTCGCTTCGTCCTTCTGTCGTTTCGTCTTACACACATGAATATAAGCTATTCGCCGGGCTTCTCAAGAGATTTTTTCCACTTTTCCGGGCGTTTGTACTCGTTTTCGGAAGTACTTGAGAAACCAACCGCATCCGCACGTTGAAACACGCCGCAAGCGGAGTGCGTCATCCTGTCGCAGTCCGCTTGTTGCGTGCATCTTGCATGCGAGGTCGCGCGATGGGGGGTCGCAAAGTCGCGTCAGATCGCGCTGGGCGCGTCGCTGACGCGCGAAAGCGCTTCGCACGTAGGGCAGCTTAGGGCGCGTCATCACGTGCCCTAGGACGCGTCCCTGGTCGATTTGCGTCGTCGCGCGAGATCGCGACGTGGCTCTCGCGCGCTGGTAGAAAACGGTTACGGACGACCGTTTTTGCGGCTAAGCTTCGCGATCATGAAAGGCATGCGGCCGGGACAAGGCGGCTTCACGTTCGACGCCACGGTGTTTCTGGGGAACCTCGAAGCATTGGCCCCGCCGAAGTCTGATCCCGCGGTGGCGCTGGCGCTGGTCGACACCGCCAAGGCCAGCATCACCAAAGCGGCGCAATTGATCGCCAAGCGCACCGGGCTCAAGAGCGGCACGGTCAAGGCGCGACTGTCTTATGACTCGGTGCGGGTCGGCGATTATCAGGCGACGATCCGCTCATCACGCAAGCCGATCCCGCTGTACGACTTCCCCGGCACGGCGCAGACCGGCGCAGGGGTGCGCACGCGCGCCTGGGGCAAGAGCCAGGTCATCCGCTCGGCGTTTATCGCCAACATGCGGTCCGGGCACCGCGGCGCTTATCGCCGCCGAACGCGTCGCCGCCTGCCGATCAAGGAATTGTGGGGACCGACTATTTATGGCACCTTCGCCACGCCGGAAGTGCAGGGCCTGATCCGCTCAACTATGCAGGATCGTTTGAGGACAGCGCTTCTCCGGCGTCTCGCCGCGGCCCAGCGCCGTCGACGATGACAAAGGGCCGGTTCTCACTGTGACTGAGAACCGGCCCCGATTGCTTGCTCCACCCCGTTCGCGCCCCAACGGTGCGGCTACCGCTCTACGCGGGTCGCAGGGGAAAGGCAAGCGTTTTCAATGCCGGATTGTTCACCGGAAGCCAGGGCGGAACGTCGGCGGCAGATCGCCGATTTGTGGCGCAGCATCGGCAATCCGGCGACGAGCCTGTCTGACCGTTCGCGGCAGATCGGCTATGCCACGATCGAACAACGGCTAAAGGCGATCGGCGAGCTCGAACGCCTGGAAGAGCTTTGCGACACCGGAGGCCGACGGGCCGCGCGCATCGCCTACGTTCCACTGATCAAGGCATTGTAGGATGGCAGCGCCCAGCGAAAGCTTCTGGCGGCGGCTGGGCGCTGGCTTCCGCCGCAAACCGCAGGCACAAAGCGAGCTGCCGCCGGCCGGCGGCGGTTTCACGGCGGCGCGCAATATCCCGCCAGGGCTCGAGGCCGGCGCCACGCGCCGGCGATTGGCCGTCTGGCAACCGGCTGCCCAACACATCAACGTCGCCATGCGCGCGGCCGGCGACACCATCAACGCCCGCGCCCGCTGGCTGGTTCGCAACAACGGCTACGCCAAGGCGGCGTTGCGTTCCTGGTCGGCCGCCACGGTCGGCGCCGGGATCAAGCCGTCATCTTTGGTCGAGGACGAAGCGCTGCGCGATCAGATCCACGAAACGTGGAACGCCTGGACCGACGAGGCCGACGCCGAGGATGTGACTGATTTCTACGGGATCAGTCGCCGTGTTTCACGTGAGACGTTTCTCGCTGGCGAGTGCTTTGTGCGTTTGCGGCCGCGGTTCCCCCAAGATGGTCTGACGGTCCCGCTGCAGCTCCAAATGCTGCCGGCCGAACAACTCCCGTTGTGGAAGCTCGACTACGCGCCGAATGGCAATCCAATCCGCCTCGGCATCGAGTTTGACCGCAATCTACGGGACAAGCGCGTCGCCTATTGGTTTTATCGCACCAACCCGACCGACGCGACGACGTTCCGCGATGCGCTGCTGCAAGACCAGCTCACGCGCGTCCCGGCCGAGGATGTCATTCACGTATTCGACCCGATCGAGGCTGGCCAGGTCCGTGGCCACAGCGGCTACGCCGCGGCGATCGTCAAATTGTTCCAGCTCGACGCCTTCGACGATGCCGAGTTGGAGCGTCAGAAGCAACAAAGCCGCTACGCCACCTTTATCGAAACGCCGGAGGAACACGACGAGGACGGCAATCCGCTGGTCCCGCGCCCCGAGGACGACGATCTCGCCTATGCGCCGGGCGCTACGGTGCAGCTCTATCCTGGCGAAAAGATCACGCTGTCGGCGCCCGGCGGCACGCCGTCCGGCTACGAGGCGTTCCAGTATCGCGTGCTCCTGCAAATCTGCGCCGCGCTCGGCATCCCCTACGCTGAATTGTCGGCTGACCTGGCCAAGGCGACCTATGCCAGTTCGCGCGCCGGCCTGCTCGCCTTCCGCGCCGAGGTCGAGGCGTTTCAGCACGCCGTGCTCGTGTTCCAATTCCTGCGCAAGGTCTGGACCCACTGGTTCGATGCCGCGGTGCTCGCCCGCGCCCTGCCGATCTCGGCCTCTGCCTACACTGGTCAGCCCACGGTCTATCGCGCGTACAAGGCGATCGCGCCGCGCGCGGCCTGGGTGGACCCGCTTAAGGATCGCCAAGCCGCCATTCTGGCGCTGAAAGCCGGCATCATCGCACCGCAAGATGTCGTCGAGGCTGAAGGCTACGACCTCGAGGAGACCTATCACCGCATCGCCGAGGCCGCAGCTCTCGCGCAGAAGCTCGGGATCACAATCGATTACGGCTCGCGCACCCAGAGCATCGGCACCAGTCAACCGGCCTCCAGCGACAGCGCCTCGCCCTCGGACACGGAGGCCGCAGCATGATCCGAGATCTTTCGCACATCTTCGCGCGCATCTTCGGCGTCCCGCTTTTGATCCAACCGGGCAAGCTCGAAGCCTTGCTCGCCGGCCTGAATGCCGCTCGCTTTCAGCGCGGCTCGCTGCTCGTCCCACAGGCCAGTGCCGAAGAGGCTGACCCTCCCAAGTCCGAAGCCTCGACTTATGGCTATCGGCTCAACAAAGGTGTCGCCACGGTCCCGGTGCACGGCGTGCTGGTGCGCCGCGCCGGCCAGATTGACGCCGATTCCACCCGCTTGCAGTCCTACGAAAACCTGACCCGGGTGTTGCGCAGTGTTCGCGCCGATCGCCGCGCCCGTGCCATCCTGCTCGACATCGACAGTCCCGGCGGCGAGGCCGGCGGCGTCTTCGACTTCGCCAACGAAGTCCGCGCGATCGGCCGCGACAAGCCGGTCTGGGCCGTCGCGAATGATGACGCCCTGTCGGCCGCCTACGCCATCGCCGCGGCGGCGCAGCGCGTGTGGGTCACCGATACCGGCGCCGCTGGCGGCGTCGGCGTCGTCGCTCTGCATCTGGACCAATCACGGCACGATGAAGAGGCAGGGCTCGCCTTCAACTACATTTTCAAGGGCGCGCGCAAGGTCGACGCCAATCCGCACGAGCCGTTGTCGATCGAGGCGCGCGTCGGCATTCAAGGCGAAATCGACCGAATTTACGACAAGTTCACGGCCTCGGTCGCCGAGCACCGTCGCTTGCAGCCGGCCCAGGTCCGCGCCACCGAGGCGCGCGTGTATTTCGGCGGCAATGCCCGCAACGAAGGCCTGGTCGACGAGGTCGGCAATTACGACCAGGCGCACGCCGCACTCGCCGACAGCGTCAATCTCGGCCCCGTCAATTCCAGAGGAGCGAGCAGGATGGACAGCGAAGACAATCCCGCCAACGTCGTCAATCTTGACGAAGTCCGCGGCACGGCGCGCACCGAGGCTTTGGCCTACGCGCAAGAAGTCAATGATCAGTGCCGGCTGGCACGGCATCCCGAACTGGCGAATGCCTACATCAGCAAAAACACGCCGATCGCCACGGTCAGTCGCGAGCTGCTGGAGCTCCGCGCCCGCGAGGACCAGATGCGGCCGATCGACACCATCGATACCAGCGCCGCCGTGCGCGCCGGTCAGATGGGCAACCAGACGGCCGATGTCATCAAGGCCAACGCTGAACGCATGCGCGCCTACCAGACGCCGTATCGCGGCGGCGGGTTCTAAGCGGATGCTTAGTCTCGGCCTGATGGCCTACATCGGCCGGCCGTATCTGGAGCGCGTGCCGCCGCCCGTACCGCCTGATCCTGGGAATGGCGGCAGTGCCGACCCGCCGCCAGCCGAAACCTTGCCAGCGCCTCCCGAGGGGCCCGAGCCGCATCATCCGATGGCTGCCGTGCGCCGTGCCGGCCCGCCGCGCCCACGCCGCCCGAACTAAACCATGGCTGCTGCACGCGAGGCCACGCGCTATGCCAATTTCGTCCTGACCGAGGCGAAACTGTGGCGCTCGCGTGAGGTCCGCTTGACTGCCGTCATTACAGGGGGCACGCCCAGCGGCACGATCTTCGACAATAGCGGCAATATCTTGATCGCCGGGACGATCAACGCTGCCTCATCGATCTTGTTGCGGCCTGAGCCGCCGCAGACTGTCGCCAACAGCAAGCTGGTGCTGGCACGCAATGCCGAGGTCAATGACGCCTTTTTATCTTACGTGATGCAGGGCGGCGTGCCAATGAATCAGGCGCAAATCGACTCGACTAATCTCGCATTGCTCATGAACAGCGGGATTGTCGTGCGCAAAGGGGTGCTACCTGACTCCAGGGCCTCGACCAGCTTTTTCGGCGACCTGGGGGCAGCCATCAGCGGTGCCTTCGCGGCAGCGGGCGAGGCGGTTGCTGGTGCTGTCAACGTCGTGCTGGCGTTGGTCTATCACCCGCGCAACCGGGATCGCCGCTGATGGCGCAGTCTGTTCGCGCATTCGATGGCGGTCTGTCCCTGTCCCGGCAAGAGCCGTGGTTCGCCGCCTTCCTGCTGGCCGAGTCGCGGCAGTATCGCTCGCGCGGCATCCGCGAGATCCAGGCAGGGGCCTGGGCAGTCGGGACCCTCCTCGACAGCGCCGGCGATGTCGTCACCCCCTCGACTGTGGGCGATGCGAGCTGGGTCCTGCTCGCCCCGTTTTTCGATGAGCAGCGCGCCCCTGCCCTGCTGATCATGCGTGATGCCGAGGTCAACGACTGGTACATCCAATACGGCGTGCTCAATCACGGCGCGGTGAATGAGGCATTGCGCGTCAACAGCCGCATTATCGTGCGTGCTGGGCCGGCTCAGTTCGGGATCGAGGCGCGCGATGTGACGGTCAGCCCAGCCGTGGGCGGACAAGGGGACGTGCAGGCCGCGCTGGAGTATGTCAACGACAACATGCTCAGCACAGCCGGCGCGACCATGACCGGGCCGCTGCATGTGCGCGAAGTTGACGCCGCGACCGAGCGCACCGAAGCAGTCAATCGCGGCTATGTCGACTCGCTGGTCCTGGGCGTGTCGAATTTTATTGGCCGGCTCGATGCCGAGAACGATGAGGTCTATTACACCCAGATTTCAGGCATCACCCCCAGCCCTGGGCCGCTCTGCACGCCCGAGATTGCGCGCCAGGGCGGCATGGTGATCTGCGAGCGGCCAGGGATCATGCCCCCCGGCTCCCAGATGGAGGGGACCGTGTTCAGCTATGGCGACCGCGCCATCAGCGACGGCGACGTTTGGTATCACTTCCCCTCAGTCACTGAGCAAGTCACCGGCACGATGGTTGCCCTAACCCCTGAGGTTTTCGCCCGCGACAATGTGCAGGCTGCACTGCAAATGGCCGAGGCTGCGGTCAACAACCGGGTGCAAAAGAGCGGCGACACCATCACCGGCATGCTGACGCTCGATCCTGGCGTGCCAGGGCTGCCTGCCTTGTTTATCCGCCAGCCCGCCAATGATCCTGGCGCTACGTTTCTTATCGCCGGCAATCCTAATGGGCGAGCAATCGACGCCTCAGGCTCCATTCGATTGACTACTGGCGACCTCGAAGTCATGGGCGGCGCGATCAATGTAAGCAGCGGCGCCGGCTTTGTCATAGCGCGCCAATTCTACCTCGGGGTCGAAATTAACTGCGGCTATCTGCTGGGCAACGACACCACCAGCGGCGGCCTCTGGCGCAATAACAACGGCCAGATGACCTTGCGCCGGCCAGCCGGGCAGGCCGATCTGTTCTCCGAGGATAACAATGCGGTCAGCCGCCAGCGCATCCTGACCGAGAATGATTTGACCGACATGCTGGTGATGTACCGCGCGCCGGCATTGTTCTCGACGCCGGCAGGGCTTCCGCTTGACCAAAATTGGAAGCAATGGTGGATCGATTCTTTTTCGCTACCGGGACGCACCGGCAGCTCGCGGCTGCTAATCAGCCTTTCAGTGTCGTGTTTTGGTCCTACTGGTCAGATTTGGCTATTGGGCGCGCGTCTGGCGGCGCCGCCGGGCGGGGCGGTCGAACGGCGCGTCTTTATGTATGCAGACGGAATGACTGGCCTGTTTGAATTTTATGTCGATGTGCTAGGGGCCAACCCGACGCTCGCGATCCAGCTTGCCGCCTTTGGCGTGCCATTGTCTGACAGTCCGCCAGCCGGCATCGAGACGCGCGATGCGCGCGTTTACGATACCCGCTCGGAAATTTCAATAATCGACCTGGGGCCATCAGCATAGGAGGGACGACAATGGCTCGTGCTGCACAAGGGAAATGGTTCGCTGATGCGCTAATCAGCTACGCGCAAGGGTATCGCTCATTCGAGGCAGTCAACGTGGCGGCTGGCGGTCCGCTGGAGCCTGGCACCCTGCTGGGGGCTGGGGGATCGCTGGCTCCGACCGCAGGCAATGTGGCAATGATCCTGCTGCAAGCCCTGCCGGCCCGTACCGCGCCGATGCCGGCGCTGGTCCTGGCGCGCGATGCCGAGGTCAATGATGCATACATCATTTATGGCGCGCTCACCCCAGGTACCGTCAACGGCACATTGGCCGGGCTCGGCATCATCGTGCGGCCTGGCGTGCTGCCACAGTCGATCGTCACTGCCAGCATGCTCGACGAGGAGGGCCGGATGATCGAGGAACCACCGCACGAGCCCGAGCCGGCTGCGGTCTAGCAGAGGGGAAATCAAGTCATGTTGGACATTTTCAGCAACAATGCCGCGTTCACGGTGACCGGCCTGACGGCAGCCCTGCTGCGCACGCCCTATGTGCCAGGCCTCATCGGCAGACTCGGATTGTTCGCGCCGCGGCCGATCGCGACCACGACGACGACGATCGAAATCAAAGGCACTCGCCTGGCGCTGGTGCCCGAGGTTCCGCGCGGTGCGCCGCCCACCCCCAATGTGGAGGATCGGCGCGCGCTCGTGCCCTTTCGCATCCCGCACTTCCCAATCCGCGATACGATCATGGCGGACGCGGTCCAAAATGTGCGAGCGTTTGGCACGGAAGATCAGCTCGAGGCGCTGTTGACCGTGCGCAACCAGCGCATGGCCTCGATGGGGCTGAAACTCGACGTGACGCAAGAATATCTGCGTTTGGGTGCGATCCGCGGGATCATCGTTACCGCTGCGGATCGCAATACTGGCGCGCCGCTCCAGTCAATCAGCCTGTATGACCAATTCGAGGTAGCGCCGGTGGGGCCAATACCTCGCAACTGGCCGATCATCGGGGCTGGTCTGATCGGTCAGGAAGCCGCAGCCTGGGAGGGGCAACTAACCGGGCTTATCAACCAGCTTGGGCGCGACATGGCGAACGAATTGCCTGGGGGCATGCTGGGCGGCATCTTCGGGGTCTGCGGTCCGGTGTTTTTCGATGCGTTCGCGATGCACCCGGAGCGCCGCGCAGCCTTTATCGGCATCGACAGCCGGCCAGTGATCGAGCCTCTGCTGGGGAGTCGTGTGCAATTCCGGGAAGTGACCATCGAGGAATATCGCGGCCGCACCGGCAATGTGCAGTTCGTCCAAGACAATCAATGTCACTTTTTCCCGGTCGGCGTCCCCGAATTGTTCATCGAGGTCTATGCGCCCGCCGACTACAACGAAACTGTCAACACTCTCGGCCTGGCGCGTTATGCCAAGATGGAGGCGCTCGACTTCGACAAGGGTGTCGAGCTGGAGGCGCAGATGAACGTCCTGCCGATCTGCACCAGCCCGCGCGCGCTGTTCACCGTGACGGCCACGCAATATCCAGCCGCGCCACTGGCAGCAGGTACGGCAACACCAGCCCCGGCACGCAACCGCAACTGATGCGCGCCGTCGCCGACGTCGTCTTTACGCGGATGATCCTGCGCGAGGCTCCCGCCAGTGCCTCGCGTAATCGGATGTATTTGGTCGGCGTCGGTGAGCCTGGCACGCTGCTCAGCGTCCACTATACCGGCGCGCTGGATACCAGCTACGCCACGCCGGTTGCGCTGCCCAACAACGCCAACGGCATCCTGCTGGACCGCCAGCTGACAACTGGTGCCGCGATGCGCGTCATGCTGACCCGTAAGTGTGAGGTTAACGACGCCTATATCGAGTATGGGAATTTTGACCGGCTGACCGTCAACCTGGCGCTCGCGGCGAATGCTGGGATCATCGTCAGGCAGGCAGTCACCGACAGCTCTGGGATCGCTGGGGGCATCTTCGATGATGACGGGCACGATGGAGAGGCCGAACGGGCCTGGGTAGCCGCCGTGCCGCCAGCAGCCGTGCCAGGGGAGGGACGCCCGCCCTTCTATCATTCCTGGGGGATCGTCTTGACCTTTCGCCGTTGGGTGGTCGGCCTGGCCTTGCGCTGGGGGCGGAGGGGCTGATGCCGCTCGCTGCGTTCGACCCGCTGCTGCGCGCGCTGGATGACGGGCTCGGCGAGCCGGGGGCTTGGCTCGGCAATCTGCTGCAAATGCGATTCGTGCAAGATTACACGCCGGCGGCTCTGCAGATGACCGAGCAGGGCATGACCCAAGTTCAGACGTGGGTCTATTTCGGCCGCTATCAATTGCCTCCCGGTGCCGGGGTGCCAGGGATCGGCGACATCGTGACAGTGCGCGGCCGCACCTGGGAAGTCGCCGAGTTCGGCACGGACGATCTCGATGAGCTCCAATTGCGCCTGATCCCGTATCAGGCTTCACCGCTTGAGGATGAGCCGCGCGGTCCTGGCCGGCCGACACGCCGCGACGAAATCTTGGCGGCTTACGATGCTCTGCTGACGATGCGCGCTGTCGACCCGCGCAAGCCGCTGAGCCATGCCTTTCCGCTGGTGCGTCGCCGACTGACCGGATCCTCGGCCCCGTCTCCTGGTCTCAGCGACAAGACTCTTCAGGGGGTGTTGTCGTCGCGTTCGGCGTCAGCCTCCGGCGACGGCTCGGGTGGTGCGGCACGGTGAAACCACTGCCACCAGCGTCGCCGCCGCGCCCATGCCCAATGTTCGGCCAGGACCAGCGCGACCCCATCGAGCCGGCGATTGACCTCCTCGACCGTGGACTTGTGCGCGAGGGTCGCGGCCAGGCTGCCCAGGTCGCGGAGTTCGGCGCGGACCTCTGCGCGGACGACCGAAATCTGGTCAGGCAGGGGGAAGAGCTTGTCGAGGATCGCGGCAGCGTTGGCCTCCAGCTCCTCGCTGGCTTGCTTGGCCTGGGCCTGCACATCCCCACGGAAAGCAGCCAGTTCGGCGCGCACAGCTAAGATGCCGTCTGTAATCACCCCTTCGCTGTCACTGATTTGGCTGGCGATCCTGGTCAAGCCGTTCGCCAGCCGTTCGTCGAACTTCTCGAATAGGGGGCCGAAGCCTTCCTGCGCTGTGCGCATCTCGGTCAATGCCGTGCGCATTTCGGTCAAGTCCTGACGGACCGCGCTGGTGTTGGCGACATTCTCTTGGCGCAGCTTGGTTATGTTGGTGGCCAGATTAGCGATTTCCGCGCGCGCCCCGTCCAAATCAAGCGCCAGGGCTTCCCACTGTTGGCGATAGCGGTCGGGGGTCTGATCAATGCGCTCGCGTATTTCGCGCATGTCGTGCTGCACCTTGGAACCGAGTTGTTCCTGAGCACTGCGCAACGTATCAACGTCAGTTAAGGTCGCCGGTTGACGGGATCGGGCCATTGCATTGTCCTCGGCTTTATGCGAAAGCCTGTCGTTGCTGGTGTATCATTGTTTCACTTTCACGACGGGAGAAATAGATGCCGCGCTATCTTGTTTCGTCTGACAGTCCGATCGCCGTGCGGGGGCTCGGGCGCCCCGGTCATGGCCTCCCCTGGCCTGGCCGTCCGACCGATCCCGATTATGGTTTGGAAGAAGGCGAACGGCCGGAAGTCGAGCCGCCGGATATCGACCCGCCGCCGGGGATCTGGCCTGGCCCGTCTCCGGGGCATCCAATCGAGCCGATTCCACCGGGTGATCCCGGGCACCCCGACACCGGCTTTCCGCCAGGGTCGATCTGGCCGCGCCCGCCGCACGCGCACGGCAAATTCATCGTCTTGGCGCACGTGCCGGGCTACGGCTGGCGATATTTCTCGGTCGACATGGACGCATTGCCGGAGCCGCCCGCGGGAGGAGTCGGCGGTCGCCCTCCTCAGAGGCCGGGAGGGGCGCCGGAAGTGGACCCAACGCGCCGGTAACGCGCCAGCGCTTGCGTCGATTGTTCGGGCACTGAACCAGTTGGGCGACCTCTGACGGCAGGCCGGCAGCAGTGAGCCCAAGGGAGGGGGGAACCCGGCCTGCCCAGGCGAACCCCTCCCAACCGCATAAAATTCTCCGATTTCCGACCTGATTTCCGCCGTGGTTTATGCCGCCGGCGCGGCGCAGCCTCGGCGCCATGGCAGACGCATATCTTCCTGACAACCTCCCTGTTGGCACCGTCATCGCGGCGGTGACCGTCGTCATGTCGGACGGCAGCACCTTCATCGGGGCCTTGAGCGCCGAGCCGGCTGACCTGGTGACCACGGCGGGCATGAACCTGGTTCTCGCCCGCGCCCTGACCCCGGCAGACGGCGGTGCTGATACCTGGGAGGTCACCGCGACCCAGGACGGCTATTCGGCCACTGCCACACTCGATGTCGAGATTATCCCGATCCCGATCCTGGTCGAGTTCGACCCTCCCACAGCAGAGCTGCCCGACAACGCCCAGGCAGGCACCCCGATCGCCACGGTCGCGGTCACCATGTCGGATGGCAGCCCCTTTGCTGGGAGCCTCAACGCCAGCCCTGCTGGCTTGGTGCGCATGGATGATTACGAGCTGGTCACCGCCAGGGCCTTGACCCCGGCAGACGTGGGCAACCAGACCTTCACGGTAACAACGGCGCCGTAAATGCCGATCGCGTTTGGCAATGCTACGACCACCGGCTGATGCCCGAACTAATCGTTTCGGCTGTTTACCGCGACTTGCGCAACAACCACGAGGGCGCACTCGGGATATATTTTACAGTCGGGGCGCGCGATGTTTGGGTAACACATTTGGCCCGCTTAGTCATTGCGGGCAATACGCAACCCCATGACGTAGTTATAGCTCGCCCGGTAGTGCGGCGAGAGGGCGGACCGAATTCGCCTGCCGCTCAATTCAGAGACTCGCGACGCGAGGGAATAAGCCCGCCGATCGAGGCGGACGATGTCATTCTTGGTAGAGTAACAATCGAAACGGCCGGCATCTCGGCCGGCTGGTTTGCTTGGGCGGAATTGCCGCAACCTGTGCTGTTGCAGGCGGGCATTAGTTACGCGATCGGCTCAATCGAGACAAACGGGGGCGATTGGTGGGGCGACGGGACGTTTGCCGGTGGAAATGCCGGCCTTATAATTGAATATTCTACCGATTTTTTTAACCAAATGTGCGCTTTTACGGCGCCGGGCGACCCTAATTTCTACACCGAACCGACGGGCAATGCCTGGGTACCGCCGAATTTTTTTTATCAATTCGAGGCACCCGAGCAACCGCCGCACCCAATAGTCGATCTCGACCCGGCGACGCATGCGCCGGCAACCGCGGCCGGCAATCTGACCGCGCGAGTCTTCGCTCGGCCGATCGGCGTCGCGCTTGATCCGGCAACCTTCCCCCGCGTCGAGATATCGAGCCGCTGAGAGATGGCAAGCGGCTTCATCAACGTTCGCATCTTTCCCGTCCCAGCCTCCCTGGGGCTCGCCCCAGCCGTCCATCCGCTGGAGGCATCAGGAACCATCCTCGTCAACATCGGCGTTGGGGCGGGTCCCAGCGCGGTCGTGCTCGATCCTGTCGCCCATCCTCTACCCACGGCCCGCGCCGACCTGGCCGCGAGGGTATTCCCCCATCCGCTCCTCGACCTCACGCCCGCGCCGCATGCCCTGGAAACCAGCGGCAGCTTGGCTGCGCGTGTGTTCCCCAGGCCGGCTGTCGGCCTGGCTCCAGCGGTCCACCAGCTCCAGGCTTCAGCAAGTATCTCGGCTCGAGTCTTTCCCAGGCTACTTGCTGCCGGCCTGGCCATTCGACACCCCACGATCCCCCAGGCGTTTGGCCGTATCGCGGTCGAGATCAATCCTGCTGTCCGCAAGTCGTATGTCGCGGCATTGCGCCAGGATACCGTCGAACGGCTGGCGCATTTGTCGCAATTCCGCCGCGTATTCGACAGTCGTCAGGCACAAATCAGCCGCGCCATGCTGCCGGCGATCCGGGTTTATGCCTCCCAAACCTCCGAAGGGCGCAGCATCAACATCCCAGACTTCCTGACGACCACGAACCTGGTTGTGCAGGTCATTGCCGATGATGTGACCGACGTGGGTTCGGCCGAGCGAGTCGACGAGCTGTGCGACGATGTAAAAGACTGGTTGCTCGGCGATCCCGAATGGCTGGTGAATTACGAGCGCATCGCTGGCATTACCACCGACATCGACCGCGACATCGAAGGCGAAAGCCGCACCACGGTTGCGACCATTACTTTCGCAATGACGATCAGCGAATGGTACGAGCCGCGCGTGCCTGACACGCTCGACAAGATAGACATGAAAATCGACGTTATTACGCCAGCGGCTGACCCGAACATCAGGTATCCCGGCCCAGATGGGCGCATCGAGGTCCACGGTCACTTCGCGCGGCCTATTCCTGCCCCCTGGCCGCCGTTGCCACGGCGGGGGGTGCCACAGTCCGAAAAGGGGAAATGACCATGCCGGTTTCGTTCGAGCGCATCCCATCGAATATCAGGGTGCCCCTGTTCTACGCGGAGATTTCAAACCGCGAGGCGTCCTACCTTCAGACCCTCCAGCCGGCTCTGCTGATCGGTCCCATGCTGCCATCAGGGGCAGCAATCCCCCTTGAGCCCGTCCTGGTGCGCGATGCTGGGGACGCTGTGGGCCTGTTTGGGGCAGGCAGCATCCTGGCTGACATGGTGGGAGCCTACCGCCGCAACGACACGTATGGCACGATCTGGGCAATCCCCCATGTCGATGCCACGGCGGCGACGGCCGCCAAGATCGTCATGGTCATTGACGGGGTTGCCACAGCACCAGGGACAATCGGCGTTTACGTTGCAGGGGACCGCTATCGGGTCACCGTGGCCAATGGTGATGGCGGGCTCATCGTGGCGACCAGGCTCGCGGCCGCGATCACCGCCGACCCCTTTGCCCTGGTCACTGCCGTAGGAGCCCAGGACCCTGACACTCTGACCGCAGGGCGGGTCACCCTGACCAGCAAAAACAAGGGCGCTGTGACCAATGACATTAAGGTCGTGCTCAATTATCGCGGCCTCGCTGGAGGAGAGTCGACACCAGCCGGCCTCGATGTCGAGATGGGGGACTCCTCGCTCGATGCCCCCGGCGCCGGCCTCGCGGACCTGGCACCAGTAACCGCCGCGATGGGTGACGACGAATACGATTTTATCTCGATGCCCTACACCGACAACGCGGCACTCGATGCCCTGGCCGAGGCTCTGGATGATGTGACCGGGCGCTGGGCCTGGAGCCGTCAGATTTACGGCCATGCCTTCTGTGCCCGGATGGGGACCTTCGCGCAATTGCAGACGTTTGGGGCGACCAGGAACGACCCGCACGTCTCGGTCCTGGGATTTGCTGTCAGCCCCACGGTGAGCTGGCGGCGCGCCGCAGCTCTGTGCGCCCAGGCCGCGACCTCGCTGCGCATCGACCCGGCCAGGCCGCTGCAAACCCTGCCCCTGGTGGGGGCGCTGGCACCGCGCCGAGGCGACCGGCTGGGCATGTCACAGCGCAATACCCTCCTCTACTCGGGGGTTGCCACCGAAATGGAGTCTGGGGGCGCGGTGGCGATCGAACGATGCGTCACAACCTACCAGAAAAACGTATGGAATCAGCCCGACCCCAGCTATCTGGACGTGCAGACCTTGGCGACTCTGACCTATATCGTTCGCTTTCTGCGCATCCGCATCCTCCAGAAATTCCCCAGGCACAAGCTGGCCAATGATGGGACCCCGTTCGGGCTCGGCCAGGCGATCGTTACCCCGCGCATCATCCGCGCAGAGCTGATCGCGGCCTATTCGGAGCTGATCGAGCAAGGCATTGCCGAGAACATGGAGGCGTTTAAGCAATTCCTTGTCGTCGAGCGCGACCCCAACGACCCGAATCGGGTCAATGTCCTGCTGCCTCCAGACCTTGTGAACCAGCTCAGGATTTTCGCCATGCTCGTGGAATTTCGCCTCAGATATGCGGCCAGTGCGACCGCTGCGGCAGCCTGACAATGGACCTGCTCATAATCATCATCCTGCTGGTGATCCTGTTCGGGGGCGGGGGCTATTACTACCGCGGCGGCTATCACCAGCAAGGCGGACCCTACGGCATTGTCCCAATCCTCGTGGTGATCCTGATCGTCGTCGTGATCCTGGGGTTGCTGGGGGGGCGCTTCGGCTACTACCACGTCGTTTTTTGAGGAGGTCACACCATGCCAGCCCGCCGCGTTGCCGGGGTCGCCTACGTCTATGTGGACGGCCAGCAATACCCTCTGAGGGGAAACCTTACTGTCAGCATCGACACCATCGAGCGCGAAGGCATTCCCGGTCAGGACGCCATCCACGGCTACATCGAGCGGCCGCGCGTGCCCTTCATCGAGGGGGATTTCTCCGACTTGAATGGGCTCTCGCTGGTGGCGCTCCAGCGCATGGACGATGTGACCGTGACGGCTGAGCTGGCCAACGGGAAACAATACATCCTGCGCAATAGCTGGACCTCGACCGCGCGCGAGTTCAACGCGGCAGACGGCCAGGCAACCGTGCGCTGGGAAGGCATGGCAGGGGAGGAGGTCCTTTAAATGGCCACAACCATCGAGCTGCGAACGCCGATCCAGGCGCATGGTGAGGAGCGCAGGGCAATCGAGCTGCGGGACATAACCCCAGCCGACATCAACACATGCGGCTACCCCTTCAGGGGGGATGGCACAATCGAGACAACCGCCATCAGCGCCCTGATTTCACGTCTGGGCAACATCCCGCCGTCATCGGTCAACCAGCTCACAATCCGGGACTGGAATGCTTGCATGCTGGTGATATTCAGTTTTTTCGGGGACCAGGAGGGGGACAACAACAGCGGATCGTCGAACGCGCCTTCGACCTCGCCTTTATCTGGAAATGGCACCCTCGAACCGCATTAGAGCTGACCCTCGACGAACTGGTTTTTTACGAGAACCAGACGCAACGCATAATGGAGGAGCTGGAGCGCAGCAACCCCGATGGCCGACAAAATTGACATTTCAGCGATTGCCCGCGTCATTGACCAGACCACTGGTCCGATGCGCAAGATCACCGGCAGCATTCAGACTGCCGGCAAGGCCGCGACCACGACCGGGGGCGCGTTCTTCAAGCTCAATGCGTTCAAGTTCGGTGGGCTGACAGCCGGCATTCGCGGGGTCGGCCAGTCTCTCGGCGGCCTGTTCTCCCAGGTCACCAGACTGCTCGGGCCCTTGACCGCGATGGCGGGGATCGCCGGCCTGGGCGGCGCGGTCGCGGGCATGAAAAGCTATATTGACACTGCCGACAAGCTGGGCAAAACCGCGCGCCGCTTTGGCACCACCGCTGAATACCTCCAGCAGTTCAATTATGTCGCGGAGCGGTCTGGGGTCGACGCCTCGGTTGCCCAGGACGCGCTGGGCAAATTCATGAAAACCCTGGGCACCGCCAGCAAAGGGGGCAAGGCGGCAAAGGACCTCATCCCGCTGCTGGGGAAAATGGGGATTTCGATGCAGGAAATAAAAGCCGGGGACTTGGCTTCGATCCTGCCCAAGGTCGCGGAGGGATTTAAAAAGAACGTCAACCCGGTATTGCGCAACGACGTGGCGATCAAGTTGTTCGGGAAGTCTGGCGGCAAACTAATCGACATGTTTGCCCAGGGCAAAATCAGCATGCAAGAGCTGATGCAGGAAGCGGTCAAACTCGGGATCATTACCACCGAGGAAACCAAACAGGCCGAGGCCGCAGCAGATGCCTGGCTCGACTTCACCAAATCAATCACTGGCGTTAAAAACGCGATTTACGCGGAATTTTTGCCAGCGGTCGAGCCGGTTCTAAAGGCAATGAAGGAATGGGTGCTCGAAAATAAGAAAGTCATCAAGGAGGAGGTCACCAAATTTGTGACCAAACTCGGTGAAATCCTGAAGTCGATTAATTGGAAAGCGATTTACGAGGGGGTCAAGTCCTTTGGCAAGGGCTTGGATTGGGTCGCAAAGAAGATCGGCGGCTGGGAGAATGTCATGGTCGCCGCGGTTATTTTCATGAACCGCAATTTTGTCCTTGCGGTCGCCAATGTCGTCAAGCATCTGGTGCTGCTCGGTGCCACCATGGCCGCGCAGATTGCCACTGCTGGGGGCTTTACCGGGGCCGCTGCTGCCATCAAGGCGTTTTCGGCCGCCTTCGCGGCAACCCCGATCGGCTTGATTATCGCGCTGGCTGCTGCAATCGGCTTCCTGGGTTATTCGATGTGGGAGGCGCGCGAGGACATTGCGAAAGCCTGGGATGATGCCGGTAAAACGATCGACAAGGGCGCTAAGCTGGTGGCGGCCAATGTCAAGGAAGCGGCCGATGACCTGCCCGACTCCTGGGGCGATGCCTGGGATCGAATGACGGCGACGGCAGGCACGATCTGGAGTGAGCTGTCAGCGAGCGCAAAATCTGGAATGGCTCTGGTCAAGGGCAATATCGCCGATGCCAGTCAGGGGATTGGCGAGGACCTGAGCACAGCCTGGCAGGCTGTCAAAACCGCCTGGGGTCCGGTGGGGACCTGGTTCGGGGAGAAGTGGACCGAGGCTAAAGCAGAGTTTGACACTGCAAAAACCTGGCTCGGCACATTTGAGGGGGATTTCATCCCAGGACCGATCAAAACTGCCTGGGCTGACCTCAAGGCATGGTTTGGCAATCTGCTAAGCGGCGTCGTCGGAGTGTTTCAGTGGGCCTGGGGCATCATCGAGCCGATCATCTCGGCAGTCGCTGCCGGGGTCGGCAAAATCACTGGTGCGATCAGCACGGTCGGCGGCCTGGCTGGCGGTGCAATCCAAGGAGTCAAAGATTTCTTCGGCGGCGGCGGTCAGGCTGCCCCTGCTGCTGCCCCTGGGGCTGTTGCTGCCCCTGCGGATGGCGGATCCCTGCTCCAGGGAGCGAAGCGCGCTGGGGTCGCGGGAGGTCAGCAACAAACTGCCAGAGTCGAGGGTGAAGTCCAGACGAATATCAAGATCGAAACGGTCGGCGACATCAAGGCGACCGCGACCACTCGGGATCGCGGCATGGCCAGTTCGAATGTCGAGGTCGGGCGTTCGATGCCAGGGCTGGCGGCAGGATGAGCGGCTGGCGCACCCGGCTTAGGCCGGCATCGTTCCGCGGTGCCAGATTCTACGTTGACACCGTCAACACCGAGACTGGTCGACGCTGGGCCGATCACGAATACCCGGCGCGCAACACTCCGTTCGCTGAGGATTTGGGGCGCAGTCAGAGGGTCTGGCGGTTCACCGGCTACACCATCGGCGACGACTTCCTGGCCGCGCGTGACCGCTTGATCGAAGCATGCGAGGAGGATGGGCACGGCGAACTTGTTCACCCCACGCTCGGCACGTTGCAGGCGGCATGCCGTGTCGTCACGGCGACAGAAGAGCGCGAGCGCGGCCGGTTCTGCTCGCTCGCCATGGAATTCGCCGAGGCGGGGTCTGTCCGCGAGCCGACCCAGGACGCCGACCCTGACCTGGCGGTGGGGGATGCAGCAGGGGGGCTGAGCAATGCCGCCATGCCCAATTTTGCCGGCCTGTTCTCTGTCGGCGGCGCGGGACCCTGGGTCGCGGATACGGCGATCGCCGACGTGCGCAACATTTCCGATGGGCTGCGCATGTTGCGCCTGCCCCCTGGGGACCTGCCACAGACCCCCCTGATAACCGCGCTGGATTATCTCAGCGTCCAGGCCCCCTCGCTTGTGGGCGATCCCAGGGCCTTGGCAGACGCACTCGATCGGACCTTTGCCGCCTTCACCGATGCAGGGGAGGCTGGCCCGGTCGTGGGTGCCATGCTGACCATGGCCACGGAATGGCGCTCCTCGGCGCCGCGCGGCTCGGGAGGCTTCCAGCCGCTCGCCCCTGAGCACCCCGACGTCGCCCCAGACCGACCGCGCCATCTGCTCAACCCCTACGCCACGCCGCGTATCCTCTCGCTGCCCAGCCAGCGCGCCCAGAACGCCGCCGCGATGGAAGCCTTCGTCGCGGAGCTGGCCTTGCGGGAAATCGGTTACTCGATCACCGGCATGGCATTCGACAACTACGACCAGGCGATCGAGGTCCGCCAGGCAGTCGGCCAGGTTTTCATCGCGATTGAGCAGCAGACCGCCGATGCTGGGCAGGATGACGTGTTCAGCGCGCTGGCAGAATTGCGCCACGCCATCAATGCCATGATCATGATGCGGGCTGCGAGCCTCAACCCGCTGGTGACCTATCGCACCCTGGCCACAGCCAACTCGATCACCTTGGCCTGGCGGATGTACCAGAGCACTGCCCGCGACCTCGAAATTTGCGATCGGGTGACGGCGCGCAATCCCGCCTTCCTGCCGAGCACCGGGCGCATTCTGGCGGCTGGGCAATGAGCGAAGTTCGCACCCCTGCCAGGCCGAGCAGCCGTGGCACCAGCCAGCAGAGCCGCGAGGCGCGCGAGGCACCTTTCAGCCTGCTGGTGTCAGGCGAGCACTATGCCGGCTGGAAAACCCTGAGGGTTACGCGCGGCCTGGAGCGCGCCACCGGGGATTTTGAGCTGACTGTCAGCGAACGCTGGTCGCTCGAAGAGGACATTTGGCAAATCACCCCAGGCGAGTCTTGCGAAATCCAGCTTGGCGGTGAAACCGTGCTGACTGGCTGGGTTGACAAATACGGACCCAGCTACGACGCCAATTCGCACTCGATCAGTCTAAGCGGCCGCTCGAAAACCTGTGACCTGGTGGATTGCTCCATTACCGTTGACGGGGGGCAGTTCAAGGGGATGACGGTCGGCCAGATTGCCCGCATTCTGGCGCAGCCGTTTGGGGTCGAGGTCGTGGTGAACACCCAGACCCCGCCCGAGCCCGAGGTCCAGGTCCAGCAGGGGGAGACGTGTTTTGCGCTTATCGAGCGGCTGTCGCGTGTGCACGAGCTTCTGGTCACTGACGACGCGCTGGGGCGACTGGTTCTCACGCGCGCCGGCTCCGGTCGTGCGACCACCAATCTTATACATGGGGAAAACATTCTCAGTGCCTCAGCGGACCTCGACAACAGCAAGCGATTTTCAGACTACATCGTCAAGGCGCAGAGGCCGGGGAACAGGACCAAAGACGGGGGTCCGATAGATCAAGATTGGGGCGGCGGCGATGGCGGCTGGCAGCCGAGCCTGGTGGAGCAGGTCCGCCAGCTCCGCAACATCCCCAATATCTCGGCGCGCTACCGCGAGCGCATGCGCATCCAGGCAGAGGCCGCAGCCGCCAAGTCCCCAGGCAAGACCGCGCCCAAGACGCTGACCCAGATTGTCGGGCGCGCCAAAGATGCTGGGGTCACCAGATACCGCCCGCATGTCATCGTCGCCGAAAAACAGGCTGATGATGCCGCTGCAGCGCAGCGCGCCGATTGGGAGATGCGCCGGCGCGTCGGTCAGGCGCTCAAGGTGACGGTCGGCGTCCAGGGCTGGCGCATGGAGGATGGCAGGCTGTGGAGCACCAACGACCTGGTCTGGGTCGAGGCTCCCTGGCTGTCGCTGTCGCATGAACTGATCATCGGTGAGGTCCAATTCAGCTACGACGACGGCGGCGAACTCACTGAACTGGGCTTGACTCTGCCCGATGCTTTTCTGCCCGATCCCTCGAAACGCAAGGGGAAAAAGGACCCAGCCAAAGGGAAAAAGGGCGGCGGCAAAGGCGGCAAAGGCAAGAAAAAGGGCGGCGGCGGTGACCCCTATGCAGGATGG